GGGCAACCTATGGTTACGGAAAACAATATGAATGGTTAGGAGGTGGTAATGGGTTTAATCCCAATGAATATGATGTTTATACTGAAGATGAGGCAGATAGTGCTGCAAGACAATATGTTGAACAATTAGTTGATGATTCAGGAATAGATGCTTTTAGTTCGTGGGCATTTAATGATGCTTTAGATGATAAACAATGGTATCGTTGGTTATATGATTACTACGATGATTATGTTAGATCATCTCCTGAGGATTTTGATATACCTTTAGAACTATCAAATCAACAAATGAAACAAGTTCAACAACTCCAATCAAACATAGATTCACTTAATAAAAGATTAGAAAGTGAAGATTTACCTGATGAAAAATATGAAGAAATTGAAGTAAAAATTGAAGGATTGGATGAAATAATTCAAGAAATCAATGATGACCCACAAGGTGATTATGATGAAAGTTCAATTGAAAATGAAATTACAGGTAGAGTTGATGAATACCAAAACGACATTTTTGGGTTTATTGATCAATATGGTGAAGATAAAAACTTTATCATGGATTTTATTGATTTAGATAAACTAACGGAAATTGTTGTAAGTTCTGACGGATATGGTAGTATGTTAAATTCTTACGATGGTGATTATGATACTTTTAATATAAATGGAACTGAGTATTATGTAATGAGGGTCAATTAGCCCTTTATTTGTTTTATATTTTGCATTATTTTTATTTTTAATGACACGAAGAAAAAAAATACAATTTTTAATGAACACCGATTGGATGTTTGAAAAACCAATTGATCAAGAATACAAAGAATACAAACTACTTTCTTACTTTCAAAAGATGGGAGAAAAACTGGACAAGTTAGAGTTATACCCAAGCTTTATTGAGTTATCTTTACATTTAATGAATGTACAAGCGCTTGTTAGAGATCATAAGATTGTTTATACCGACAAAAAACTTACAAACGTAGATGATGAAATACTGGTAAAAGATCTTAAAGTTAGGGAACTTCCAGAAATGTCAAATGAGGAATTACAAGAGTTTCAAAAAATATTATCATATTCTGCCCCAAGAATGATGGAATATTTTAATGTTGCAAAATCTGTTTGGACAATAGTGTTTGATTCTTTAGATATGGTAATAAAAAGAAATAAAAAAAATGTATTACATCAAAAAGGTTTTTTTTATTATATTGACAATGAAAAAAAATATTATGTTTGGGAATATATCATGAAAAAAGAAACCAAACAAAATCCACAACAAATGATAAAAATTGAATTAATTTATGATAATTTAATAAATGATTTGACAATTTCTAAAATAATTAATAAATTTTCTTCGTTCGATAGTATTGATAAGAAAATGGGGCCTATTTTTTATATGATATCAAGTGGGATATTCCCAATTCAAGAAACGTTACTTCCAATGTTTAAACGAAGAATTGCGGGGCACATTTCACAAACAAAAAAATACGAACAAGTAATGCAAAATAAAAATGGGATTCAATAAAATTTTGACAAATAAGGTTTAATTGTTTAAATTAATGGTATGATAGAAATAGATGTATATAAAATAATTAAAGAATTAATTGCACAATACCCAAATGATACAGAATTAGGTAAAAAGGTTAGAGATTTGGTTTATGGAATTAAAAAAATAAAACAAAGTGGGATTTAATAAAAGAACAATTTCTAAAAAACATATCCTTAATAATTTGGATAACATAATGAAATATCTAGACGCTGATGCGGTATTTACCACCGACGAATTCTCACTCAACGTTTATCGACTATTCAATCAAGGAAAATCAGAAGAAGAAATATTAGAATACATAAATAATAATATATGAAAATTAAATTGGAATACGTTTGGCTAGATGGATATAAACCAGAGCCAAACCTTAGAAGTAAAGTTAAGATTGTTGAATACAATTCAGTTAGAAACGCATTTTTAGATGGGAATTTTCCTATGTGGAATTTTGATGGGTCATCAACTAACCAAGCTGAAACTGGAAACTCAGATCTTATTTTAAAACCTGTTAGACATTATATGAAAGACATGACATCAACGGTTTATGTTTTATGTGAGGTATTAAATCCTGATGGGACAACACACGAGTCAAATAAAAGATCAAGTATTGGTGAAGGTTTTGAAGACCTTTGGTTTGGTTTTGAACAAGAGTATTTTATCTACGATAGAAAAAATAAATGTGTTTTAGGTCACGATGAAAACAACTTAAAACCACAGGGTAAATATTATTGTGGTGTTGGTGAATATGTTGTGGGTAGAGATTTTGTTGAAGAACATACAAATATTTGTTTGAACTATGGTATTGATATTACCGGAACAAACGCTGAGGTTGCGTTAGGTCAGTGGGAATATCAAGTATTCTCTCAAGGTAAATTAAAAGGTGGTGATGACCTTTGGATGACAAGATACTTTTTATATAAAATCTCTGAAAAATATGAGTATCGTATTGAACTTCACCCTAAACCAATAAAATACGGTGAATGGAATGGATCAGGTCTTCACACAAACTTATCAACAGACATTATGAGACTTGATGGGAACGAAGAATACTTCATGGCATTATTCAACGCATTTGAATCAAGACATGAAGATCATATTAAGGTTTATGGATCAAACAACAATCTAAGATTAACAGGTGAATATGAAACTCAGGCAATTGATAAATTCAGTTGGGGTGTATCTGATCGTGGAGCTTCAATTAGAGTTCCTCAGGACACAGCAAAAGAATGGAAGGGTTATATTGAAGATCGAAGACCAGGATCAAATGCCGATCCTTATAAGATCATACGTGAGATTGTTAAATCACTTGAGTTTACAGAACAAATATATAATACAAAACATATGATGACATCATTTGTTGATATAGATGGTCTTAATGGTAAATACGGAACAATGTCCAACGATGAGTTATTAAAAGAATATAGAGAAGAAGAATAATGGATAATGAATGTGTATGTGGAGGAACCGGACTTTGTCAGTGTCCACCGATAAAAATAGAACAAGTTAATCACCCTAACCATTATGGGGGAGAAAATAATGAATACGAGGCAATCAAAGTTATTGATGCTTGGGATTTAGGATTTAGTTTAGGAAATACAGTAAAATATATTAGTCGTGCAGGAAAAAAAGGAAAATACAACGAACTCGAGGATCTCAGAAAAGCCCTATGGTATCTCGAACACCACATCAAAAAAATTGAAGAAAAAAACAGGTTTTAGTAAAGAAATCTCAGTTTTAGACGCAATCACAACACCAAATGAATTACTACGAGAAACTCTCATAAATTTTATGTGGGGGTTTCTTGGGAACTCTATTGTTGTGTTTGTAGCAAAGGAACTGGACTTTTTAGTTTTAATAAACTATATTGTTTATTACGTTCTAATTTCGTATATTGTAAATAGGAAAAAGTATGACACAATTTTAGGTAAGTTTATAGTTCTTCCTGGATCAGCGGCAGCAGGAGCATTCGCAGGATATAAATTAGCACAGATAATTACAGAAATAGTTTAAATAAGATGATAGAAACAGGAAAAATAATAAATGGGGATTGTATTGAGGTAATGAAAACTTTACCTGAAGGTAGTGTTGATTTGGTTGTGACATCACCACCATATAATTGCGGGATTAATTATGATACCCATATCGATACTTTACCTATGGATGATTATTGGGGTTGGACAAAAGAATGGTTAGGGGAGGCTTACCGATTACTTAAAGATGATGGAAGAGTTTCAATTAATATACCTTACGAAACAAATGTTCAAGGTAGAGGAGGAAGAGTATTTTTTGTTTCAGAATTTTATCAAATAATGAAACAGGTTGGTTTTAAATTTTTTGGGGTCGTTGATCTTGAGGAACAATCACCACATAGATCTAAGACTACGGCTTGGGGTTCTTGGATGAGTCCGTCTAGCCCTTATATTTATAACCCGAAAGAGTGTGTAATATTGGCTTATAAAAAACAACACATTAAAAAAATTAAAGGAGAACCACAATGGAAGGGAACACCTACTGAAATTGAACAGGAGGATGGAACCATAAAAAAGAAAGTGGTGTATGAGGAGAAGGATAAGAAAGAGTTTATGGAACTTGTGTTTGGTCAGTGGAATTATTTTGCAGATACTAAATCATTAACCAAGGCGACCTTTAGTTTAGACATCCCTTCAAAAGCGATTAAGATATTGTCCTACAAAAATGATGTGGTTTTGGATCCATTTGCGGGGTCAGGAACTAGTATGGTAGCGGCAGAGATTTTAGATCGTCGTTGGTTAGGTGTTGAATTGTCTGAAAATTATTGTGATGTTGCAAGAAAACGAGTTCAATCATTTGTTGATGATAAAAAACAATTAAATTTTGATTTATAGTATTTTTTATTTAAAATCTATAAAATCACCATCATTTATATTATATTTCTTACAAGTTCCACCTGGTAATTCTAAAACCAAATCACCATAACCTTCATAATTTGGACATTCTTCAGTTTTACATGGCTTACATTGGTGTTGTATCACGTTAATTTTGTTTTCATCAATAAATATAATATCTAAAGAGACCAAACAATTTTTCATCCAAAAAGAATGAGGACCTTTATCCATAAAAAATAACATACCGTCAAAACTACCGTCAAATTTTTTTCTCATCATGCCTTGTTGAATATCTTTTGATGTAAACAATGGTATTACTTTAAAAATGTTATTATTTATAACTACGTTCATATTTATAAATATCTATGATTAAATTTAAAAAATGGGCCGGTGTTATTCTTAGAAATAAAGATGAAGTTTTACTTTGTAAAAGATCTCCAAAAAAACCATTACCAAATACTTGGTCCATACCATCTGGTAAAATAGAAGATGGTGAATCACCAGGACAAGCGGCCATTAGAGAATTTTACGAAGAGACAAATATTGAATTGAGCACAAAAATAGATTTTGTTGGATTTATAAATAAATTAAAAGAAGACGGAACAAAAAAAGGTCATATGTTTGTTTTTTATATAGAAAGTAAAACAAAGATGGAACCTGATTTGGAAAATGCTAAAGACGGATTTGAACATACTGAGTGTAAATATTTTAACAAAGAAACCCTACCCCAACAAAAAAATAATGAAGAACTAATGGATTTATTAAAAAAAATTTTAAAATAGTTTTTAGTTAAGTATATTATTTGTATATTTGTATTAAATAAAAACATATGATAAAAAACACCTTTAAACATACTATCAATATTCTAAATGAAAATTTTGGAACCTTACTTAGCGAATCTTTTGTTGACCAAGTGCAGTTTAAAATTTTTTTAAAAATGGTTGATGGAGCATTAAATTTAAATCAAGATTTATCTTTTTATGATGGGAATACTTTTTTGGTTCACATTCCTCATAGAATATTAAAAGACTCTGTAATATTAACAAACGTTAAAGAGGTAACGATTGGAGAACAAGTTAGAAACAAAATTGAAACATTAGTATAATATGAAAAATATTTTTTATTTATTGGTTAGCATTATGTTATTATCTTCTTGTTATAAGGAAGATATTACTCCTCAAATACCTTTAGACCCACAACCAATTATAACTGACACCACTACGGTTGACAATGTGGTTTCATTTAAAAATACTACTTGGGTTATTAAAAAGGTTTTGAATACAAACTTTGATCAAGAATTAAGATCAGATACAATTGTTTTTATATCTAACAATGTTTATAGTTTTAATGGGGTTCAGTCAACTTATAATTTTTATCCAAATAATTTAAACTATACCTTGACATTAAATAACACTCCTTGGGGACATATAAGTGCGGGTATTTATGAATACAATATAACACAAGGTGAAATTATAAATTGTCAATTTAATAATTATTTTACAGGACAAAATGTTTTGAAAATTTGGATGTATAAAGAATAGTTTCTTTGTTTATCTTTAAAACAAAGTGGTGGAGTTTTTGATTAAATTCAATGTCAACAAAAAAAAGGTGGAGAAATTCACCTTTTTTTGTTTTTTATTATATTTATTATAAAACATTTATGAAAAAAAATCTATTTGTAATTAATGAAAATGAGAAGGACCGTATTATAAATATGCATAAAAACGCAACTAAAAATTTATATATACCTGAAAACAAAATATTGACAGAAGAAAAACTTCAAACGGTGAAAGTACAACTACCCGATGGACCATATCTTGGTAGCGGACAAGGATATGAATATAAACTTCTTACGCCAGATAAAAAAGATACGGGATATACCGTAATGTCTGCCACACCTTTTAGAGGAACCGTTACAGACGATCCGGTAACAGTTTCAAGTGGAATAACAACATCAAAAACTTGGGGTGTTGGAGGTGATTATTATTATGAAGCACCTATTTCTAATGCTGGATCAACTCAACAAGAGAAACCAACTAGGTATAAACGAGGGGCTTGTGAAACAGGGACCATTCAAGACTGTGCATTAGCGGTTCAAATGAGGATGAACGATGAATGTAAACCCGATATTTTAAACGCGGCTTTAGTTAATTTCCCTACCGCAAGAACGGGAACAGAAGGAAACTTTAAATTAAAAGAAGATAGTAAACTTGGATCAGGAACAAAGGCAGTTATTGCCGCTTGTAATTTACCAAAATTAGCTAAAGTTGGTGCCACAACCGCAACATCACAAGTATCTGGATTAAACGCAACAATACCTGTTGGAGGAACTTTAACCAATAATGACATAATGACTTTAATGCAACAATAAAAAAAGATATGGGAAAAATAATTTTAACTGAAAGACAATATAGGAATTTGAATCAAATTTTAATTGGCAAAGAAGTAGAAAACAACAAGGGTCGATTAAATGAATCTGTTTCTGAAGAACGAAAAATAGATCTTAATGGTGCTGCTATAAAACTTAGTAAATTAAATAAATCAGTTAGTTCTTATACATTTGATTACCCAGTGGCTGGGGATATTTCAAAATTTGTTACACTTATGACGATTCCCCAAAATTGTGAAGAAGCGGCCATACAATTTAAATCATGGCCTAATGGGCCTAATCAAATTGCAAATGCGTTTATTAATAATTTTAGGTTAGGTAATTTTTTACATATAACCGTCATGGGTTTTAAATCAAATGTAGATAAAATATTAAATCATTTTAAAAAAATAGGATATACAGGAGCTTCTGCTATTTTTACAAACGACAATAATGGTGAAAAAACTTATAAATTATCTCCGTTTAGTTTTGGTTCTTGTAATACAAAACCAGCAGCAGCAACACCAGCGGCAGCAAATCTAAATTGGGGTGGTACAGGAACGGATCCTGATTTATATTGGAATGGTTTGTTTGAAAAATTAAAACCATATGGAATTAAATTAGATGCTGGAGACGCCAAAACTGGACCATATATGTATTTTGGTAAATTTATGGTTTACAAAAATTATTCATATAATAATGGTTGTACTGTTATTGATTATCCTACCGAAGCATATAAATTTACAGGTTATGATGGAAAATACGTAGGTCAAACTTTAGACAAAATAGTGTTAACACCGTGTATTGGTAAGGGAGCACCCATAGATATGAAAACATTATTAGGAACAAAAAAATCAGGAACAGATAAAAAAACAGGAACTGAAGATAAAAAAGTATATGATAAACCAGTTGTAGGCGGTGGAGGCACAGGTGGAGGCACAGGTGGAGGTGGAGCACCATTTGGTGGTCAATATGCTGATTTGGTTTAATAATTATATTTTTTTATAAAAAAAATCATAATCGTTGTCAGATTTAAGAATTTTATATTCTAATTTTTTATTAATTTTTTGTGAAAAAATATTGTTTTTTTTTGTTATTGATGATAAATAATCATACCCATATTTTTTTCCTAAATTTTCGGTATATGATCTGATTGTTTTTCCTAACCCCAAATTTCTATATTCTTTTTGAATATACAAATTATGTAAAAACAATGTTACAGTTTCTTTTAAAAAATCATAAGTTGTATAATTTTCTATGGTTTCTAAGATTTTTTTTATTTTAACGTCATGATCATACATTACATCAATATCTAAAATAAATATTCTTCCAATTTCATTATTATTTGTTTTATCATTAATTGTTAATTTAATTCCTGGCCAAATAGTTATATTTCCCTCTACCTTATAATAATAATTTTCATTTAATGTCATATTTTATATTTCCACTTATTTGTTAAAACAACATCACCATTTGAAATTAACTCAAGTAAATATGGTTTTTTAATTTTAGATATATCTGTAATTTTGAATATTAAATTATTTTTATTACAAAAATCTTTAGCAAATTTAAATTTAATGTTGTTTATTTTTATTTTCCATAATTTTTTTGGTTTACATTCTATTACGTATTTACCGCCTATTACAAAATCGGGGAAATAGTTTCTTTTTACACCATCAATTTCATATGGTATTTTATATTTTTCAGATTCACCATTTTCCCAAGTCAAATTAAACCTTTCTATTACAGATATCATATAACTTAATTCCAATAAACTCCTAAAAAACCAACCTTTATACCAACCACAAATCCCATTACCTGAGTTTTTAGGTGGGGGTTTACCATACATTGAATTATTTTCTCCTGATTTAAGTTTGGATTGTAATTTTTTAAAATTGGACATTTTTATTTCCGCAATATCCTTTCCATACTTTTTAACCCATACATCATAAACATTTTTACCGTACATTGGGTTACTTTTTCCTTTAACTAATTTTGAAATTTTTTGTCTAAATTCATCAGTTTTATAAACACTATAGTCACGACCCTCAACTATTTTCTTTTTTGATTCATCACTATGTTTTTTACCAAAAAAAGGGTTCAATTTACCAAACTTACCATACATTGGATTATTTTCTCCTTTAAATCTTTCTGACATTCTTTTTTTAACTTCTTCTGTCATTACTTCTTTTAGTCCACAACTTTTACATTTAGATTGTTTTTTTTCCGCATTTAACATATTATATTTGTTTGTATATGTTATTTCACATTCACATTTTGGGCACTCTCTTTTAAAACTTGTCATTATAATATTTTTTTACTATATTTGTATTTGGTATCAAGAATACCTCTAATAATAAATATATGGATAATAAAAAAAATACAGCGCCCTCCGAAAAGATTTTGTTTCTTGTTAGGGGGGTGCCTTGACCGGGTTCAGGCAAGACAACTTTTGCAAAACAATTAACACGAAATGTATTTGAGGCAGACCATTATTTTTATGATAATGATGGAAACTACAATTTTATTGCGTCTGAAATAAAAGAAGCACATAAAGAGTGTCAACAATATGTTGGATATGCTATGGAGTCAAACACACCAAAAATTGCTGTATCAAACACATTTACACAAGAGTGGGAACTCCAACCATATTATGAGTTGGCAATTAAGTATGGTTATTATGTGACATCTATTATTGTTGAGAATAGACACGGAGGAACAAACAAGCATGGAGTTCCTGAAGATAAGATTCAATTAATGAAAGATAGGTTTGAAATTAAAATATAAGAAATGAAATTTGATAAAATATTAACTAGTGGTAGGGTATGGATTACTTCAGATACGCACTATTCGCACAAAAACATATGTCGTGGAGTTACGGTTTGGAGAACCATAGATGGTGATATTCCAATTGATGCGACCAGAGATTTTCCTAATTTGGATGTAATGAATAGTGTTATTGTTGATAACATTAATGAGAAGGTTGGTCCTGATGATACTTTAATTCACTTGGGTGACGTAGCTTTTGGTGGTGTTGAAAAGATAGGACAATTTTTGGATCGTTTGGTTTGTAAAAACGTTCACCTTGTTTTGGGTAATCACGATCATAACATAAAAAAAAATAGAGAGAACACCAAAGATAAATTTTTATCTATTCAAAACTACTTGGAGGTTAATATTGGTGGTGCAGACTTTGTATTATCTCACTATCCATTATCAAGTTGGAACCAACTAAATAAAGGTTCGATTCACCTTCATGGGCACGTACACCTACCAAGAAGTAAAAGATTTGGTAAAGGTAAAAAAATGGATGTTGGTATGGATGGTAATAATCTTTATCCGTATAGTATAAGTGAGATCGTTCATATGATGGATAAACGATGTGTTGAGTCAGAGATGAATGGAGATCACCACTTAGATGTTATTATTGATCTTGTGGGTTAAACCATAACTCCAATATATTTATAAATATGAAAATTATTATAACAGAATCACAACTTAATTTAATTAACGAAGCTTTAGGGGTTCCTGATAATATTTTGGACGCTGCCGATATGTTATATGATATTGTTGAAAGAGACATCAAATCAATAAGAGACATTCAAGATGAGTATAACTTTGATGGTGAATTAGAATTTGAATTAGGTGATAAGAAAAAAATCAAAATTGATTCATATACTCTTACAGTAAAAATTGAGGAGATTGATAATGAAGAAGGGGTCTTAGATATTGTCTCAATGGGAATGGGAGGTGCTTTTGCATTTAATAGGGATGTTTATATGAAAGAAAACGAATCTTCAACAATTTTGGGATTAACAATAACATTTGCTGTTGGTGAAAATTGGAAACCTGAAGGTCTTATTGAAAAAATGGAAGAAGACAAAGACGAACATGTTGCATCTTTAGCTCATGAAATAAAACACAAATACGATAAACAATCAAAACAATTTGGTTTAATTGGTCAAGACGCTGAATATCAAGCAACACAAAGAAGAGGTATTTTTGGAATACCGGTAATTGATAGAGTTTTTTTTAGATACTTGTATTATATTTCTGGTATTGAAAATCTTGTAAGACCAACTGAAGTGGCTTACAAATTAAAAAGAAAAAATATTACAAAGTCACAATTCAAAGAATTTTTAGAAAATAATGTAGTTTATAAAGAACTTGTTGAAATTAAAAACTTCACATTTGAAGACTTCATCAATCAATTAAAAGAAAGTGAAGATAGATTAGATGCTCTTATTGAACACATTGGTGATGACCCATCCGACATGACAATAGATGAAAAAATTAAGATAGTATTAGAAGTAAGTTATATTGATTTAGTTAATAATAGAATGCAAATGTTTATGACAATGACGGAACATGGGATGGATGATGTTATAAAATTTGGAACTCAACTTGGCATTTTACCTTCAGAATTAAAAGGAAATTTGGAGGGAATTCAAAAGACAGACGCAATTAGACAAAAGTTTTTAAAATATGCGATGAAATATGAAAAGAACCCAACCAAATTTTTTGAAGATGAAATTGAAAACTTCCAATATGTTGCAAATAAAATGTTAAAGAAAATATCAAAATTATATGCTATGGCAAAAGACGATGAACAAGTTAGTGAATCAATTATCAATTGGGAACTTCATCAACAAATCATGGAAAAAAAATATGGAAAAAGAAAAATTGAAACAAAATACAAAAATTGGAATCTTAAATAATAATCTAAAATCATAGTTTGCTCAATACGTAAATTTAATGACCACTAATTCCAATTATATTCGTATTTATTGGTGAACTCAACCTGCCCGTGGAATATGGGGGTTTCCTAAAAAGATTCTTCAAGAGAGTAAATAATTTTATTTTATTTATTTTTACTATGAAGAATATATTAATTGGATTTTTTGTTTTATTTTCATCTTTCTTATTTTCTCAATCATGTACACACACTATTAAACGAACAGATACCTTTGGTGATGGGTGGAATGGAGGAACAGTCGCAGTTTCCGTTAACGGAGTAACCGTTTTATCTAATTTAAGTTGTGTTGGATTAGGTCCTACTAATTCTACATTTACTGCATCTGTTGGGTCAACCATTAGAGTATACCGAACACTCGCAGGGTCTTACCCTTCCGAAATGCGTATACAGGTTCTTAATGGTGCTGGGTCTATAATAATCAATACTATTCAACCGGTTGCCGGAACAGCAACTACGGGAGGACAAACAGTGTTAGGTAGTTGTGCCGCAGTTGCTGCCGGTCCATGTACTAATACTTCATCATATGGGTCGGCAACTGCACCATCAACACCAACAACTGTAACCATTAGTACTTGTCAATATCAAACTGAATATAATACAATTTATTCTTGTATTGCAGGACAAACATATCAATCATATTACAATTTAGGTGGATACATAACGGTTAGGTCGGGAACATATAATGGTACTGTAGTAACTAGTGGAAACTCTCCACTAAATTGGGTTTGTCCGTCCTCAGGAACATATTTTGTTCATTACAACACAAATAATACTTGTGGTACCGCTATGGGTTGTGGAACATCATCCATTTCTTGTCTAACTTGTTTGGCACCACCCCCACCATC